CATTACGGTAAAAGGTATATTCACCGTAGGAGCCATCCTTTCTTGAGATATACACGATGCCTTCCCAGATATCTTCCGGTAGCTCTATGTCCGTGGTAACGGTCTGACCGTTTATTCCGGTTATCCTGCCGGTGATGTTGGATAAGTTCTCATCCAGCATAAGTCCAACAAGGTCGTTGAACTGACAGTTGAGTCCGTTAAGCTCGGTTTTGATTTCATAGGTAACTCGTGTATTTCTGAGATACCTAAGTCGCCTCATACCGAGAGCTACCGCATGGTCATAGTCAGTTACGCCCCAGGCTTCAAGCTGCTCCTGATTATCTGATTCAGGATAGGAGGTGATGTGCTTATTCCCGTCATCATCAACATGGCAGTACACCGTTTCAGTCTTGTAGGTTTTAGGCGAAGTAAAATTTACCACCACCTCATCAACATCATCCTCCTTTGGCAGCGAATAGGTGATTACCGGACTTGAAGTCATATTGCTTTTGGTAAAAATCTGCGTTGGAGTTGCTCCTGCATAAAGCCTCTTAACCGATAAGGTATTATCCCGAACCACCGGAACCGCAAAGCCGCAGTTGAGCACATCTCTGAGTGATTCCAAAAGAGTGCTGTCACTATCGATGGAGCCGTTACACTCAAGTCCCTGGGAGCGCCAGAGCTCATCAAAATCCATGAGCGTATCGACATCCAGAATATTGCGGTATTTGGAGTTGCGTACAATGTACTGAACCACCGGTGCGATATCCCTTGTTGCCACCAGTGGCAGATTATCTGAATACCCGAGAGCTGGAAGTTTTCTTGTCCAGTAAGTGGCAAGCTGATTTTCTGAAAGCTCGGATAAGGTTTCGTTACCCTTGAACCTGCAGATGAGCACCGTCATGTTGTCATAACGGTCAATGGTGCTGGTGACGCTTTTAAGTCCTACCCATTTAATCTCCTCAAGAGCACGGGTAGAGCCATCCTCCTGCGAGGTTCTAAGAACCCTGAACTCATAATTCCCGGCAGTCTCAAGTTCAATTCTGATGGTTTCAGCAAGCTGGTCGTTGGTATTGTTGGTCCAGGTTTTCTCAATTACGGTATACGGCTCATTGGAACCTGCTCTGCGGTACTCAATCTGAATGCTGATGGATAGTTTATCGAACTCACCATCATCGTTAAGCTTGCCAAGACCTCCCGGCATGGAGAAATCGAGCTCAAAGATTTTTGATTCAGCACCGTAAGGACATGCCCGGTAAGGTCCTACGTAACCACCGTCACTTGCCTGACCGCTAACCAGAGTAAAAAGCACATGCTCCTGATTGACTCCGGTGGAATAAAAGCCATGCCAGTCTGATACTTCACCGTAGCTGTCATTAAGGCGCTTAACCGTGTAGACACCGTTGGTGTAATCAAGAATTTCATAAAGGCCGTTATCCTCATATGGATAATCCGCCGGCATCGGCTGAAACACAGAACCTGCCAGGCGATTTGCCGTAGCGGTTATTTTCGTGTAGGGCTGAGACGGTTCAACTGTATCCGGAAAGGCAGGAACTGTTAAATCACAACTGTCGAACTTTAGCGTAACATGACCGGCTTCATCAGAGCTTATTTCGAGTATTTCACAGAGAGCCTCGGTGGTATTTGCCTCATCCTCAGTTACGGTTTTACCGCCGCTGCAGCCTGACGGAATGGTATCGTAGGTAATGGAGGTTACGGCAGAAAGAGTTACTTTCAGATAATCGCCGTTACGGGTAATCACCTCGGTCTCAGTTTCTTCACCGGTTTCCTCATCAACGCTGGTCTGAATTTCTGTGGCTCTTGCACGGAAAAACTCATCAGGTTTAAATCCATCAGCGCATTTCAGCGTGAGCGTAGTAATACCAGAGGCAGCATCAGTTTCTGCAGATACAATTTCAGTGCTGACAAGACGTGTATTTCCTGCACCGCTTAACTCGAAGATGGTACCGTTTGCCCATTTCAAATCAAGGTTCTGCTTGATGCGTACCGTCTCGGTACCGCCACCGGAGCAACCACCGTAACCGATGCTGTATATCCTGTAGTTGCAGCCGCTGAAGGTGTTACCCCTAAACTCAAGATTCACCCCGTTCATAGAGGAGGTATCGATTTTACCCTGACCGCTTTTTAAGGTATGACCGCTTTGGGTAACCTCGGTTGATGAGTACCAGCAGTACCAGGATTTGTCCTCCGGAGAGTTTTCAGCGGTAATCTTTACTCCCGGTTCAATGACGTAGGCAGAGCACCCTTTGAGTTCACTTATCGGAGTCTCGCCGATGTAGATGTCTGAGTGATCTGTCTTGTAGTCATAATGCCCAATACCCTGACAGAGTATCATGTCGCAGAACAGAGTATTGTTGCGGTAAAACACATGCCTGTCGGCAAGGTAATCCGGGAATCTCTTGAAGAAGCCGAAATTCTCCGGGATGATTTCCATGAGCTTTACCTTGTTGCCCTGGACATTCACGTCATAGATGGAGTTTCCCTGTTTGGTGTTTTTCTGTTTATTCTTGCCGAGCTTATGCATACTCACCATGGCATAGACAGCACTCGCTACACCAATCACCACGGAGATAATGGCAGCGATGGCAGTACCGGTTACGCCGGGTTCGATTACGAACTTTAGGTGATCATCAGAACTGATAAAAAGCTCCTGCCAATTCCCCTGCTCCTCTTTTCTGCCGTTAACGTAAAGTGACAGATAAGGCATAAGTGTAGGATCATATGAGGCAATCTGACTCTTAAGCAATGCGGTAAGACTGCCACTGTACTCAGGTAGATCCACCTGCTCAAGAACTTTATTCAAGTCCTCTCGAGTTACAACTTCAAGTTTCATGGTTCTCCTTTAAATGTCTGGCATATTTGTAGAATTTTGCTTCTACAAACTGCATTGATTTGATCTTTTCAACTCTGGCATGACGGTTAAGACCGGTATGCAGCATCTCACCTCTGCCGAGGTACACGGCAACATGGAAGATCTGCCCGTGACGAAAAAAGGCGATCACATCGCCCTTTTCTGCCATACTCCCGGAGACTTCCATAAAACCGCCCCGCTGCTTTTCCTTCTCATATCCGTCCTTAATGCTGAAATCCGTATAGTCATCAAGCTCTATGCCAAGCTCCCGGCGGTAGAACTCGATAACAAGTCCCCAGCAGTCAAGGAACGGGAATTTTCTGCCGTTCGGTGTGTGTCTGATGAGAAGATAATGGTTAAGCCACATATTTAAGCCCCGGTGCATTTGATGCGGTATAGCGAAGGCGCGGAAACTCAAGATTCAGCATGTCGCAGAAGGATGCGGTAAAGGTTGCCGATTCCCGGGTGATGCGACCTCCGGTGATGGTAAGCGTCAGTTCAGAGAGTTTGTCGTGATATTCGTAATGCCACTGGGTAACGGTGATGAAGGTAGGTGTCTGAGCCTCAATAACCCGTTTCATGTATTCGTAGGCTTCACCGCTTACTCCGTCAACACCGAAGGACAGATCTGAAAAGCCGCTGTCAGACCTTTCCGGCATAGAGACCGTGAAGGCAGACTTGGTGTAATCTTCTTCCCATAGCCTCATGTCCTCATAGCCAAGTACATAACGCAAGGTGCCTATAGTTTCATTCTCTATGGTGAGAGTTACGATGGGGAGCCTGCCGCCACTCGCGTAGATTTCTTCAAGTGAATAAAGCATAAAGTCTCCTTAACTGAACCATGAAAGGTATTCCACCTCACTAGAATCCGGCTTAACCTTGATAATACGGCCAGCCCAGTCATCTATTTCGTAGGAATAAAAACTCCAGGTGGTATTGCCGTTGTTGTCGTTAAATTCTACATACCCGTCATACGGATAACCTTTGAGAAGATTCAGCTTAAAAACGTAATAGCCGAGTTTATTCTTTTTGAGCTTGATCCCGGGCCACTCATAATTGGTGTAATAGGCCACCCAGATATAGGCATATAGTTCATCCCACCCTTCCGGATCAATCCATACTTCATCACCGCCAATGCCCGGTTCTACATCAAGTCGGCACTGTACCGACCACAAAGGACCATCACTGTTAACGCAGTTAAGCGTGGTGGAGAGTTCGCCCTTCTGTATGCGGCAGAGCGATTCTGTACCGCCGTACTCGTTAAGGAGCTGCATATAGAACCAGTCCTGACCGTAGCTGATGTCGTTGCGGTACCATGACATGAATTCCTGATATTGACTCTGGGTAAACATGAAAGTGACCGAAAGTTCATGAGGTGTTCCGGTATTAACCAGTCTCTGCCTTACGTGACCATCCGCCATCTGGGTTCTGATGATGTTTGGTTTTATTTTGTAGCTGTAGCCTCTCTGCTGTGGAGGTGGCAGAGAGGAAGGATAATAGTTCATGAATTAACTCCCCATACGATTGAGGTTAAAGGTATTCTGAATCGCCATACTCATTGAACCGCCATGTCTGATGTCGGAAACAAAGATGTCTACGATTCGGGTTTCATCGTCATCACGAGTTTCAACGGTTCCTGCTTTCTCGGTGCTTTCGTAAAGATTCACGATGACACCGCCGCCATAACCGGAGGTGCCATTAACAGCAGAGCGGGCAAGCTCCGCAGTTTCCTTTCGTGAGGTGATGGACATCGGTCCCTGAACCAGCTCCGGTCCGTATTCACCCACAATACCCCATTCGCCGGCTTTGAGCTGTCCGCCTTTATCGTGCATAGATACAGAGGTAAGCTGGGAAATAGCTGATGTGGTGGTTGCCATGGCGGAGGCATAGTTGGCGAGCTTCTGTGGCCAGGTAACCGCTGTAGGATCATTTAAAGCTGCAATCCATGCCTTCACCGCATCCATGGTGGCACTTGCTACCGCGAAACTTTTCTGAACCGCAAACAGAGCACGATAGGCACCGGAGGATTCATCCATGCTGTCGGTAAGACTTGCAAAGGCATCGGAAATATCCAGAGTGGCATCAGCCATTTTCTCGTAGGGCTCAGTCATTTTTCTGAGTTCATCAGCCTGTTTGCGCTGCTTTGCCGTGGTGCTGTCGGAGGTGTATTTATCCATGAGCTGAGTGCGGCTCTGCAGATAGGTCTCCTCGGAAATAAGCTGGTCGTTGTGGAACTGCTCCAGGAGCTCCAGCTTTCTGCCGTAACCTTCCTGAAGACGCAGGATTTCCTCATCTTCAGGATTAAGTGAACGCAGAAAGTCCTGTGCTTCTTTCTCGATTTCTGCCCTCTGGGTCTGATAGTCCTGCTCGATGATGAGGAGAGCATTGTTTTTCTCGATTTCAGAGATTTGAGCATTCTCGGCAATAACAGCATTAAGCTCCTGCAGCTTTTTCGCATATTCACGCTCGAGCCTTTCAAGGTCGCTCTTTGATTTCATGTCGAGTTCAAGAATTTGCTCATAATAAGGCGTCCAGGTATCACGGGCCTCGGCAGATTTGGAGAGAGCACCGCCGGAGCTTTTCCCTTTACCGGAGTCCTTATTGGCACCAATTCTCAAACCTTCATCAGACTGAGTACCTTCACCCACAGGTTTATTCTGGTACTTTTCAGCGATGCGTTTACGTTCAGCGGCAATGCGGTTCTGAGATTCGGTGATGTCCTTTTCGATTCCGGCAATGGTGGCCTTGTAGATTTTTGCAGTTTCCTCTGCCTCTCTTTTGGTTCGCTCTCTGGCAAAATCAAAGCCTTCCGAGAAGGTTCCTCCGGAAAGAGAAGTTCCGATACCTTCACCGATGGCATTGAGGTAGCCTATGGTGTTATCCCAGAGTTCTCAAACTTTCTGACTAAGTTCAAGAAGACCAATCTGGGCAAACTGAAAAAAGTTTGAAAAGAAGAGCTTCCAGCTCCCGGTACCGTCCTTCATCTCAACACCGATAAGCTCAAGGGTATCACTGAAAAAGTCCTTCACACTCTCCCATGCGTTGCGTATTCCTTCAAAGGTCTCCCGTACTGTTTTGGCAAGGTTATGGAACCACTCGATAACCGCAGGGTCGTCCAGCCATTCAGAAATACCGTTCAGGGTATTGGCAAGAAAGTCATTTCCCATGATGATGAGTTCACCGAAACCGCCGTTTGACTGCATGAGTCTGGTGCAGAAAGTACCCCAAGCATTATCAAGTCTTCCTGTGGCAGCGGATACAGTGTTGAGTTTAGCTTCCAGCACTCCGTCAAAGTTGTTCTGAGCGAGTTTAGTCAGATATTCATCAAGAGCCTTGCTGTTCTTTTCAATTTCAGTGGTTGAGCCTTTGTAGGTAAGAGAGATGGTATCGCCGTTGTCCTTTGCAGTAATGCCAAACTGCCTGAGTGCCTTGGTGGAGCCCTGAGAGAAGGCAATAACCGCATCAGTCAGGGTGTTGATGTCACGTCCGGTACCGTGGGCAATGGTGGCGTAGGTTTTAAGCTGCTCGTTTGAGTTGGTAAGTCCGTTGTTGCCTAAGTCTACAAAGGCTTTAGCCAATTTATCGGTAGCGGTAGCCGTCTCATCCTCAAGACCGTTAAGGCTCCAGAAGGTTTTCTGAGCGGTTTCCAAATCACCCACAAGAGGTGTAAGCCTTGCCGACATGTCCTCGTAAACCCGTGAGGCTTCAAGTCCGGTAGAAATAATGCTCTTAAAGCCGTCCACGATTTCGGAGGCAAACTTGATTGCAAATTCCACTTTAATATAAACGCAAATCCAATATAATCGATCATCATTACAATAAAATTCACATTAATTCCTTTAAAACGGAACGCTCTTTCGATATCTTTGCATATTTTTCCAATAATTCTGAACGGTTTTCCAATATC